CATAATCAATTAGCGGATAAAAATAATCTTTATTTGCTACCGGATAAATATTAAACCATGTAGAAAAAATATTTTCATCATAAACATGGTCTAAATCTGAAAGGTTTAATTCGTTTAATGTCCTTTCGCCAAATAATTCTTTTAATTTGCTTAATTCTGCAAATGCATAAAGATTTATTGTATCGCTTGTTATATCTGTTAATTTAAATAACCCTTCAAAAATTACATAGGAATTTTTCTTTATTGTAATTTGCCTGCTTCCAAATTTATCAAATTGATTATTTGCAGCAAGATTGTAAGGAATGCCAAATATTTTATCGTTTATTTTTGTTCGCGGTATTGTGATTGTTTTTGTTTTACTTCCGCTACGCCTATTTAAATTTGTAATATCAATCAATTCATAGGTTGTCGGAATGCTAATATTAGCACCCGATAATTCTATTGTAAATTGACCATCAATTATAATTTCTGCGTAATCCATTATTTTGTTTGAATGTTAATTGGGTAAGCAAATTTTAAATTAAATGTTACGATAAATTCTTTTGAAAATGAATTGTATCCAACATTTGCATCCTGCATTAATACCGGTTTATAAACCAAATCTTCAACAATGTAAATATCGGCCGAATTAATTAATTCATTTTTTAACCATTGCGCAGTTTCATTATTAGCGCAACGATGCGCAATCTTAATCTGTTTGCTTGAATTTATTGAACGATACGATGTAATTGCAAATGGCGATAAGAAATTTGTATTAAATGGATTTTCAATTTCTGTTTCTTTTACTGCCGTAATTGAACTTTCTAATCCGCCGGTAAACATAAAAGAATCATATCCGCCCAATTTATTCAACCATACAATTTGATTTTCATTGCATGTGCTTTCTGACCTAATAAAATATTTTGTTTCTGAAATTATTGCTGCATCTTCATCGCCAAATAAATAAACCGCCATCTTGTTTGCGTTTGCCGGCGCACCGCTCCAATTAACAGAAATTGCATTGTGATATTTTAATGTTGTTTCATCAATGAATTGCGTTCCGGAACTAATAAAAGTATTATTTTCATAATAATCATAATACGCAAACATGTTAATTGCATCAGCTAAAAAATACAATGCAGATAATTCATTTTCTGCCAATATTCTTGTTTGCGGCGATTCGGTTAGAAACTTTTGCGTTATTGATGGCGAAGACATTAAATAATCAGCCATATTATTTGTCTGATTGTATTGCAATGCTGCGTTTGATGTATAATAAATTGTTGGCATGTTATAAATCTGTTGGGGGTGTTTCAATATATTCCGCATCTGTGCCAACCGGATTGTCAAAACCTTCTGCGTAACTGATGTAAAATTTTAAAAATGATTTTTCATTGTTTTGAAAATTCAATGTTGAACTTAATAAATATAAATCAGATGATATTCCGCCGGCTGCCGTATTGCAATCCGAATTAAAATCTTTTAAAATATCTGAAATGTCAATATAAAAATTACAAAATCCGCCATCAAAAAAAGGCCTTAATTGTATTTTAGCCAATAACCCATAATCTGCAATGCAATCAAAATAACCATAAACACGAATGATAGCATTATAATTGTTGTAATATTTATAAAATAAAACATTTGCGTTATTCGTAATTGTAAATGGAATATTGGTTACAAATGTATTCACATCAATTAATTGCGTAATGTAAACAACTCCAAGCAAATTTGTTATATCTGCTTGGTCGGTTACTAAAATAAAATCGCCTTGCAATAATCCATGCGCTGCCGAAAAGAATGTAACATATCCTGCGGTATTTGTAATGTTTCCTGCGCCAACTGATAATTGCGCACCAATTGTAAAATCATCCCTTACATCTGAAGAAAATAAATATGTGATTGGATTATAAACCGCATTTTGAAATGCCGGTTGTGTTACTAATGTTAAACTCATTTATCAAATTCGCTATTAAAATAATTTTGTATATCTTGAAAAACCGCTTTGTCTATTGCATCTTGAAAATTTGGAATTGTATTATCAACATAAAAATTTGCTTTGTATCCTTCTTTGTGAATTTTACGCGTAACTAAAAATGCTTGTTCATCTTTTGTCATCGCTTTGCCTTTTGAGCCATCTTTTTTATCCGCCCTATACCATGTTGGCAATTTTTGTACCCATTCATCAATCTTTGGCCGCACCAATGCAGGATAATTTCCAACTTTTGTAACGCCCCTTCCTTTATTCTGCCAATACCAATAATCATTTGCGACAATGTTTATATCTGTGAATGTGGTTTCTTGAATTGTAACAACTTCATGTGAATCAGATAATGACCCTGCTTTTCCTAATGCTTCTTTTAATGCATTGTTCAAATTGTTTAAAACTTGTGTTGTTAAAGTAAATTCCATTATTCAAACATATTACAACAAAATGTACTATCTATTGGCAATGTAACCGCTACCGAAACCGACCAACCATAATGAACATTGTCCTGCTTTTTGTTAATCATTGTTGCTTGACCAAATGTCATTAAATTGCGTTCCAAATCTTCATTATCAATTTGCATAGATTGGATATATCCAACCATAATATTATTCATATCATCAAACCATTTATTCATGGTTGATTGTTTATCTGTTGTGTGGCCGGATTGCAAAAACATTAAATTAAAACTAAATGTTTGCGATACAATAAAATTGTTTGTTAAATTATTGGTAATCGTTACCGGAAATAACATCCAAATCAATGGATATTTTATATCTGATTGCGCATTCAATTCAATCATTGTACCATTTCCAAAGTAAAATGATTTTTCTGCTTTATTCTTGAATATTTCTATTAGCTTTTTCACTCAATAATTTTTGTAAATTGTTTTCATATTGCCTTTCAATTTGTTTATAAGTTAAAAATGTATAGGCTTCGCCAACTGATGTTTTTGAAACCGCTTCAATATCCTTATAAACTCCGCCTGCCAATCGTACCAAAGTTAAATATCCGCCAAATTGTTGAAGCGTTTGTAAACCTGCTTCCAATTGTATGTCTTCAACTTCGTTTTCAAACAAAGGTAAAAATTTATTTTTAATATCTTCAAATTCTTGAATGATAATGTTTTGGCAGAAAAGTGCAATTGATGCCGGCATGTTTAACCAAACATTTAATCTGTCTTTTATTCTATCATCAAAATTGTAATCGCCTTTTTCTAACAAACATAAATATGGCAGCGCGTTCCATGGTTTATCTTTTTGCTGCATCAACATTGCCTTCCAATCTTCAAATTGTCCAATTGGGCAATCCATTAATAAATGCAAATCAATGTCTTTTTTTTCATTCAAAAATTCGCCATCCATTAAAATTTCAATTAGTTGAATTATTTTAAATCGGCCTTCCAAACTAATGTTAAAAAAAATTTCTTCCGGTATTGGAATTAAATCAAAAACCACATTATCATAATCCTTTTCATTTATCTTTTCTGATATCGCTATGAATTGGCGCAGGCTAATTTCATTTAGTTGCGTTGGAAATTGATATTCTTTGTCAATCGTAATTAAAACCATGATATTTTTTTATTTGCTGCTTTTAAACCATTATAAAATCCATAACGCATTGCATCCATGCCATCATTGTTAAATTTTACCGGCTCGTCTAATGGCTTATTGTTTTTATCAACCTTCCATTTGTATGTGCGCAACTCTTTTACCAAATTTGGACTATCAATAACAAACAATGGCTTTGATTTTATGGCGTTAATACCATCTTTTACCGGTTTTTCTGCGCTATAAACATTCAATCCGGCTTCGTATAATTCTTGAATTGTATCCGGCCGCGCTGCATCTGCGTAAATTTGTATGCTGCCTAAATTTAAACTGCGCATTTTATCAATTAATCCGGCGGTTGTCAATCCGCTTTCATAAATTAATTCCTGCGCGTAAAATGTTGTATCTGACCAACCGGTTTTAATTAATGCCGTTGGGTGATTATAACCAAAATCCAAACCATAAACAAATGGTATGTCAATAGGGAATTGATTTGCTGCGCTCCAATGGCGGTAAATAAGGCCTTCAATGCGACCGGTTACGCCGCGCGCATAAACCTTCCATAATTCATAATCAATTGATTTAAGGCCTTCAATTTCATCAATAATAGATTGCGGTACATGTGGATTGTTTCGATAATCAGAATAAAGAAATGTTGCAATCGGATTGTTTAAATAATCTTCATGCACCCAAAATTCCGCATCCGGATTAAAATCAAT